TCGTCATTTTGCTCCTTTGTTTTTAGCAGGGTGGATATTTCCTGTAATAAATACTGATAAGTTCGTATTTGTCCTAACATATACTGGTATTTTTCCATGCTGTCAACATTACCGTTAGTCATTGCAATCACTACATCATCATGTCTCAATTTAATTACTTTTCTTATTTTGTCTATAAAGTCCATTATAACGTCTCTCCTCTCTCCGGTTCAAGTTCATCTAACACATCTAGCTTTTCTTTTGCCGCAGCTATCTTTTCAATTTGTTTATTAACTTCTTCTATGTGTTGTGGATGTTCTCCAATACCCACTGAGTTATCTAAAAATATATTTGCAGTAGCGTCTGCTTCTGCAATATCAGCTTCGTATCTTGTTCTTAGTGCGTTTAATATTGCTCTTCGCATTTTTTCTCCTTTCGAAAAGGCTTTCTATGGTATCAAAAATCTTATCTACACCTGCAAAGAAATTATAAATAAGTCTGTCTAACATTTCCACCTTCTTCGTGCCTGACGGATACGAGAATTTGGATCGTTACGTGTTTTTGCTGATGATCGTTTGAGTTGTCCTAGTGATCTCGCGCAGTATGATTTTCTGCGTTTTGCAGCTTTTGATCCAGGCTTCACTTTTCCTGTCACGGCTGTTTTTAACTTACTTCCAGGGTTTGCTGCCCTGTAAGCTCTTACACCTTTTGCTGTCATTCCAGCTCCAGATTTTGTTGGTCTATAATTGGCTCCTGGGCCTTTTGTAGTTTTTCTAATAGACATTAAATTTTTTGCATATTAGGATTAGTCGACAATATATTTTTTTCTGCTCTAGGTCTAGCTACAGAATCTTTACTTCTTTTTCTAAGTTGAGCGATAGCAGATTCTTTCATCTGTTTCTGTCTTCTCAGTTCTTTTAAATCTTTTTCTAAGTTCATTTTTTACTTCCTCCAATGTATCCACCTATAACTCCAATCAATCCTGTAACTGACATTTTCATAAGTACTATTATACTATCATCTATAGGTCTATCTTCTTTAACAGCTACCCAATAGTCTCCAATAATAATGATACCCAATAAAATTAAAACACCAGTTGTGATTAATAAAACTACAATGTCTTTAAAATTTTTAATCATTATTTTTTCTTTGTAAATGTTTTAACATTAGTTGGCTTAGGTCCTGTATTACCTGCTGCTCTTTTTCTGCTGACAGCACTCGCCTTTTGCGAGCTTGTCATCCGTGTGGCTTTTGCAAGTGGGACGCACTTTGGATATTTTCTTTTGCTCCCCTTCGATCGACCGCAAGGTTGATATTTGCCGTTCTTCTTCGGCGCTCCGATGTCCACCCATTTCTCGGATACCCATTTACGTAATCCTCCTTGAGCCATTATTTTTTCTTTTTCTTTTTTCCACCTGGTTTTATTTTACCAGAGCATACAGCTGATCCATACATATTTGCATATGCAGATGGATACACTTTAAATTTTCTTTTAGCTGCTGCTTTTCCTTTTGCACAAAGTTTAGCCATTATTGACAAGATAAGCATTCATCAGAATCTGAATCTAATGCTGCTAACGCCTCCTCTTTGCATTGCTTGCTACAAAAATTATCAAACTCATCTTTTGAATCAAATGCTTCTTTACATTGTTGGCACTGCTTTCTCATTACTTAGCTCTTCCACCATTCTTCATGTAACCCATTTTGTTTCTAATTTTTGTGGGTAATTTTTTTAAACCTTTTTGAGATGGCTTTACTTTTTTTAAAGCTTTACCACCTTTTTTCATCATAGGTCTTTTCATCATCATTGTTCCTGGCATTATTTTTTTCTCATTGCTTTTCCATATCCACGCTTAGCTTTACCACAGCCAACTCTACCACCTTTTTTAAAAGGCATTAGATCACTAAAAGGTCTAATAGGTTCCTTGTCTGTATAAATAGAATATGGGTTTCTTTTTGGTTTATATTTGACACCTGAACCACCTCTCATAATGTCGTCTTGGTAAACTGGAACTTCTGTGTTTGCAATTTTTCTAGCCATAGCACTAGAACTGTCACCACCTCTACCGCTATCAACACTAATATTAGAATCTTCCGTTCCTTTTCCTCTATTAGCTAATGCTAATCCAGTACCTATTGCAGCTAATGCGCCTAGGATTTTTTTATTTCTGCTTCTAGATTTTTTACTCATTTTTTATTTCCTTTTAATTAAATCAGTTGCTTTTAATCCGTAAACGCTTGCAATAACACCTACGAAAATCGTTTGATACCAAAATGGTAGCTGTGAAAAGTATTCAAAGAATAATTGCATCTTTTCCATAGCTGCCGGATCATCCGAAAACACTGCCCATGATAATAACGCAATTGGAGCCGAAAGTAAAACTAAAATGAATTCGTCTTTCCAGTCCGAATTTCTTGATTCTAATAATTTGCCCTGATATTCCGCCTCACCGTTTGCCATTTTTTCTGCATGACGCATTTGTGCGTCCGCCATAAGCATTTTAGTTCTTTGACGGTTTTTAAAAATGTGAGAGCCAGCTTGAGCGGCTAATTTAATAGCGCTAAACCACATACTAGTACCACTTAGCTGTTCTTTTTTTCTCTGCTAGCATTCCATCTTGACCTTTTACTTTTACGTCCTGAGTTTCATTCGGTTTTGACACTTCGATTTCTACACCGCCGTTCAACATTCCGTCTTTGTTCAGAAACATATCGTGATCAACATGTTTTGCGTCTGTTTTTTTATTTTTTTTCATATTTATTCTCCTCTGTTTCTAATTATAGCTATATTTCCTGGCATTGCATCCATTTTCGGTGCCGATGGTATAGTTTTACTTAAAATTGTTTTCTCAATAGACGTATTAGCTCTTAATTTAGCTAAATCTTCGTTTTGTTCGAGCTTATCTTCTTGAATTCCTTGATTCATCATCGCTTTTGTCTTGTCTAAATTCAATCTTTGCTCTGCTTCTTTTCTTTTTTGCTCATTATCCATTGCTCTAAGGTCTAATTCTCTTGCTTTTAGCTTAGCAACAGGGTCATTTCCGAAATCACCCATGATTTTGTTCTCTTCATCCTTAAATTCTTGAGTCATATCAGCAATTAATTTAGCTTTTCTTGCTTCAATTGCCATACTCATTTGTACAATTTGCTGTTGTACTTGTGGACTTTGTGCCATTTGTGGATTTTGTTGTGCCATTTGTTGTAATTGCATCAATTGTTGTATCTCTTCTCTGAATTCTATCTCTAATTGCTCTTGTGCCATCAAAGAAATGTGTTCAAAAATATTTTTTTGTAATGCACCCATAACCGCCGGACTATTTTTTGCCATGTTGGTTGCCATAAAATTTAAATGCGAAGTAATATGTGCTCTGTGTTCTTGTCCTTTGAACGCTTGGAAAGGTCTACCACTCATTGACATAATATTTTCTGCCGCTGGATCCATTGGCATAGGTTGTTGAGGTGGTGGTAAAATCTTATCAATATTTTTTACACCAATTGCACTGTACATATCTCTGTATGCTTCATACATATTGTGCATATTTGGATTTGACATCGCAAGTTGTAGTTCAGTTTGTGCTAAACTAATTCTTTGTGACTGTGAAAATATGTTTGGATCAGCAATTGGAATGATATCTACTTTATCATCAAAGTCTGCAACTTTAATATTTCTTTGACCCCCTACAACATCGTAAGGATATTCTGGTGGTAGATATGTTTTAAACACATCTGCCAATAATCTAAATTCTTCTTTGAGTGCCACATACAATCTTTTATGTATCGCTGACATGACTCTACTTCCACGTTCGAGTAAAGCTATGGTCGTCCCAACAGCGGCCTGTTGGTTGCCGTCACCGACCTGCATGTCAGCTATGGCGGCAAATCGTTGACCTGCGTTTACTACGATACCCATCAATTGTAATAATGTTGCTGATGGTTCTTTGAAAGGTAAAGGCATAAATGCGTCTCTAATGTTTCCGCCAGGTGCATCTACATCTCTAAACTCTCCAGGTTGAATCGATTGTGCCTCATCTCTAACACGAATACCTCTTTGTTTAAATCCAGCTGGCATATTTGAAAACGTACCAGCATCTAATAGTTGTCTTAAAGCATTCGTTGCAGTTCTAGATAATCCACCGATCATGTGGATTAAACCAAATCCATAAAAACCAAGTCCAGGTAAAAATTTAAAATGAGTAAAATAACTTATTTTATTTCTTAATGGATCTTCAGCTTTGTAGTTTCTTCTAATTGATAAAACTTCTCTTGAAGAAGTATCAATTGTTACAATGTATGGAAGTTTGATTCCAGTAGGGTTTTGTTCTTCGTCTTTATCTTCAAAACCTTCTAGATCTAAATCTGTGTGAATTTCTAAAATTGTAAAAACTTGTTCGTCTCTAGTTTTTCTAACTCCTTCTAATTCTCTTTCCTTTTTCTCTACTTCTGTTTCTTGAGAATAACCTGGAGTGATTTCTACATCTCTATAAAAACCTGCTACTTGTTTTTTTCTTAAATCATTTTCTGACACTTTTAAAACATGCACGATTGAATCTGCATCTTCTAAAGATGTTGCTGTGTATGGAACTATCAGGTCATCTGCCGGAACAAATTTAGACACGGCTCTGCCTAGAAGTTCATCATAATAAATCTTCTTAAATGCAGAGCCGCTAAGAGGGAGATAAAAAAGTAACTGATCGAACTCGGGTTCATACTCTTTCATCACATTCATGAGTTGATAGTTCATGAAATTTTTTACTCTAGTTGCCTGGTCTTCTTTTTCTCTAGTAGGTAAACCCATAATTTGAGTGTGGACTGGACCAGTCGCTGGAAGTAATTCTTTATAAGCGTGTGCTTGAAACTGTGTTACGGCTTCTGCTAATACTGGGTGTGTTGCACCACTTGCATTTGTAAAAGGCTGGGATCGAACTTCATATTTAAATCCTAATAGATCTAAACCTTTAGTGTAAGCATCTTCCCAATCTTTTCTTGATGATTTGTATTGTGTGTAATTTTCAAAAAGATCAGAACCTAATCTTCCTAAAACATCTTCAGGAAGTAGATCTGCTAAATTGTCAAAGTGTTCATTAGTGCCTGGCTGATTTACAGCTTCAGGATCAAAAGTAATTGTAGCACCGCCATCTTCTTCTTGTTCAACTTGAATATCTTCTGGTCCAACTTGTTCCTCAATATTCTCTTGAGATGCTTCTACAACCTCTTCTTCACTAGGTAATTTTATTTCTTGCTCTACGTTTGGCAAAGCTTTGTCTATTTCTGACATTATTTTTCTCCGAGTTCTCAACTGTTATAATCCTTTTTCCCGAAACATTCAACCCCTGAGAATTAGGTCCTTTTAAAGGAGGTACAGTTGTAGTTAATTTTTTAGTCATCTGTTAATAAGTTATACCCTTGTATACCTAGAGAACCTGCAAGTCCAACTAATCCTGCTCTAGACATAACCCTTAATGCTCCAGGACTCATACCTAATCTAGCCACTTTTCTAAGTGTTGGTTTTAGTCCTCTAGTCATTTTATCTGTTTGATCAGCAAAGGTACCGTATAAATAATTGAATGGATTAGTTGCTATATCTGTTGCACTATCTCCTTCGTAAACTTGTGATGCGATATCGGCTGCTGCAAAAGGAGCCAGGGCACCGGGAGTAGACATAATACCAAGTCCTCTTCCTAAAACTCTTAGACCTGTTTTTGCTAATCCTTTTTTCTCCATACCCATTCCTCTTGTTCGACTTGCTTTAATTGTTGATGGCGCACCAAGTGCTGTTGAAGTTGCAGCGGCAGCACCTAACGCAGGAAGTTGGTAATCTAAAATATCTGGTCTATCAAATTGATTTGCTAATGGATCCATAATTGGATCTGTTGCCATTGCAACTAACATACTCTTTTGTTGATCTTCGTTTGATAGATAACTTGTTGGATCATCATTTCTAAATTCTTTTACGATTGCAGCCCCAGCTGCTCCAGCAGCACCAGCTAATGTAAATCTTTTTACACCTGGTGATTTTGCAAAGTTTAAAACTTTTTGAAACAGGCTTTCTGGATTTTTTTGTACTGCTTCATCAAATTGAGCTACACAAGATTTTACTGTACCACCACTTGCCTTTCCAAAAATAGAACAAACGTTGTCTGTATTATTTACAAACTGTTCTCTTACATTAGATAACAATGCTCCCATAGGCATAGCTCTAGATCTTAAAGCAATTCCTTGATCAGCAAGTTCGGTTACATTTGCTTGTGCTTCTGGAGTTAGTTTATCAAAATTTTTTACAAACTTAGATGCATCTAATTTTTCTCCAGGTTTATACTCTATGATAGGTGTATCGATATTGTATTGTTTTTGAAAAAGTTTAGAATCTTTATTAAATTGTTTTATCTCTTCTCCAATATTTTGATCACCTCTAACAACTTTTTCAAAGATTCTTGAAAAATCTTTATCAATAGTGTTTCCTTTTAAATAGTTTACTTCTGGACTTGTAATCTGAGCTAATTCCGAATAACCTGGAGCTCTTTCATAAGTAGCTGAAAGACCCATCGCTTCATCAATATTTACACCTTGTCCTCTCAATTGATTCGTTAAACGACGTCTAGTAGAAAATAATCTATTGTTTATATCAGTAATTCCTAAAACCTTGTCTCGTTCTCGTAACATTGCATTTCTTCTTTCAGCATTTCCAAAATTAAAAAAACCACTGCCAGGCATTAATATATTTCCAAGAATACTTTCAGTTTTTTCTATAGAAGGGATTTTTATTCCAGGCACTGTTCTAGCACCTGTTAAAACCTCAACATATTTAGAGGCATCATTTCCAAGATATTTAAGATTTTTTGCATCTGCTTTTCCATAAATATTTTCTGCAAGTTCTACTGGAGTTGCATCGGGATCTAACATTAATTCTCTATGAATAGCTTTTATAGGTTCAAAAGAACCCATACTTTTCTTTTCAGACATTCTTTGAATACCTTTTTTCTGCATATCAGAAACTGCTGTTTTAAATTCAGCTATATCTTCTTTGGAAGGATTTTTATAAAAGATTTCTTTTTTAAAATTCTTTTTATCAAAAAGTTTTTTTATAGTTTTTTGAAGATCACCATAATTTCCTTTACGATTACTTTCGTATTCTTTGAAACTATCTTTTTTAATATTTAATTTATTTAATAGTTCACTAAAAGGTATGTAGTTTTTAGGAATGGCTTTTAATTTTCCTTGTTCATATAAATAAGATTTGTATGTATTGGATTTTATATCTCTTTGAGCTGTTGTTAAATCTTCCCAAACAAGTCCAGGTCTTTTTTGTTTAAAAAATTTTCTGAACTCAGGATCATTTTCCCAAGCCTTGTTCCAATCTCCCTGTCCTTTAATAGAATATTCTACGTCTATATCTTTAAATATT